TTTAGAGCTTTTTCGTAGTTTTCTTCCCCATTGCTTATGTCAATTTTTTGACCTAATACATATCTTTCTTGTTTATTTAATTTATCTATCCAAAGTTTTTCTTTTTCTTCTTCTTGGTAGATTTTATTTCTGTAATATATTGGCAATGCCAATTTTACTCCCGTTTTTGTTATATATGTTTCATTTGTTTCTAATCCTTTATATTTATTATTATTACTATCTTGTCTTTCTAGATATTTACTTCCTATTCCCGCACTACATAATATTTTACTATTATATTCACTGTGTTTTTGGTCTACTTTATTTACATATTTTACTATGTAATTTATTGTTTGTTCATTTACATAACCTTCATTATTTTTATCTCCTATCCATGTATATCCATACTTCCAAATTTTATTTATTGTTTCTGCTTTTTCATTTGTCCATATTATACCATGCAAATGTATGTTTTCTGTTCCGTTTCCTCCTAATTCTGTTACTAACCAGTGTCTTACTGATTTCTTATATTTCTTTCTCCAACGTTCTAAGAATCTTCTTACTGCTTTTGTTGCTATTTCATTATCTAATTCATACCCTTGTAGTTCTATATCTTTACTTAATTCTTTTATGCTTTCATTACTGAATGTTAATGTTACGAATTTTCCGTTTGTATTATGTCTTATTTCTTCACTCATTCTAACTTGCCATTCCCGAGCTTTTTGTTTTTTACACTCAATACATTTACCACACCCCGTTGGTACTACTAATACTCTTTTATCATAAACGGGAGGTATTACCCCCCCGTTTTTTTTATTCGCAATATATTTGCGGTTATTTATTAATCTTGGATACAGACACATATTATTTTACTTTAGTTTCTCTGTTTCCCTCTTCATTTTGTCCGAATAATCCTCTGATTGATTTTGTAAAATCATTTATTGATTTTCCTACTACATTCCATACTCCTGGATAATTTCTCTGTGTTTCTGCTCCAAATTCTTGTACATTTGTTTTTTGCTGTTCTATGTCTAGTCCTTTGTTTTTAAGTTCTAATTCTTTCCAACCTTGAGCAACTCTTTTCCATTGTTGTTGTACTTCTGCATTCATTTTTTTAGTATCTGCAATTGTATTTAATACATTTTGTATATTACTCCAATTTCTTGTTTGTGCATCAATTTCACTTAATTTACCTTCAGCAGCTTGTTTGTTTGTATTTGTAATTACATTATTTAATTCTGCTTCAGACATTTTTAGTGCTGTTTCAAAATTTTCTGTATTAAATGCATTTTGTATTTTATTTCCATCTATTTGTGTTTGTATTAATCCACCTTGTAATGGTTTATTATTTGTATCAGCATCTAAATTTCTTGCTTGTGCTTTCTTTAATTCTACGTTTGCCGCTAAATCACTCAACATCATTGCCATTTGGTTATTTGGTGGTGCTGCTTGTCCACTTGCTGCACTTCCTCCACTTCCTCCCGTTAATGTTCCTCCCGCTCCACTTCCACCATACATCATTCCTACATTTAATCCGGCTTTTTCCATTTCTGCTCTTTGTGCTGAGTAATTTGTTCTAAGCCAATTTTCGTATGATAAGTTTGCTCCTTGTTCATTCAATTTTCTTTGATTTTTGTATTGAATGTCCATTAATTCCCTTTGTCTATTTTGTTGGTTTCTTGTTTGTAATCCTCCGGCTACCATTCCTAATACACTTGCTCCAGCTCCTAATGCTGCACTTCCTACTATTGGGTCCATAATTTTCGCGCTTTTTTAAAAGCGGTACTATATACTTGATATATAAGAATACATGCGTACCGCTTGGTTAATAATTAATTTATTCAGCTGTTCCCGTCGCTTGTGTTGACTCGGTTTCGCCGTCTGTTTTTACTACTTTCATTTCTGCTCTATTTTCTCTTTGTGCAATTTTTGTTGCTTGGACTTTATCCATTGCGTCTATCGCTACTTCGAATCTATCAGTTCTAATATTGTAACCCGCTTGTACACCGTCTTTTCTATCTGTGTAGATTAATGGTGCTCCGTCTGTTATTGGCTCCTGATTATTAGTCACTCTTTCGATTTTTTGTTCTATTGTTTCGCCTTCATATGTCTCATTATACTTAATACTACTTGGCGTTGCTGTTTTATATTTATATCCCATTTTTTTTTAATTTTTTAAGTTAATTCCCACTACCCTCCCGCTTTTGCTCAGTTATATTTCAACTTTCCGGTGTGTCTCCGCTTTTGGCTTTTTTATAAGTTTGGCATTAATTTCGCTGACATTTTTCTTCTTGCAATCATTTGCACTCCGATTTGTGTCCAGAAGTTCATTGCGTCTCTCCTTGTATTTGCGAAGATGTTATTATACTTTTTAGGGTCAATGTACGTTGTTAAGTCTTGAATATTTTTTCCGTCTTCGCTTTGTTCATATCTTCTATTTAGTGTCATATACATACTATCGTTTTCAATTGCGAAGTTTCCATAACATTTATTTACATTTGTCATGTAGTTAATCCAAGCTGGTTGTTTACCCGCTGATTTGTATGTTAATTTTCCTACGCTATCGATTTCAGTTGTCCACCACCCTTGTTGTTCAACGATGAGTTCTTGGAATCCTATTTCATCTAATGCTGGTTTATGGAAATCGTCCATAGTTCTTAGGTTTACACTCCAATGGTTTCCTTGTGAATAATCAATTCTTGGTGTTAATGATACAATTCCTAAGATTATACTTGGTTCATCTACTTTAATATAGATTTTTCCACCTTTGTGTTTTTTAGTCATTACACCTTTTCCAGCTAATGTTCCTAATGGTTGTTTGTCTCCGTCTACTGCTGTATCCGCTTGACTGATTACTTCTTGGAAAGCTAATTCTTTTATCAATCCTCCCATGTACATAGGGTTTTCTACACTTCTTGTTCTTTGATGAGTATATACTGCATCTAACCAATCATCATAACTACCTCCACTTACTGCGATTCTGTTTAACATATCATATACTTTTCTACTTAATTGTAGTGTATCGATTGTAAAGCTACCTCCGCTTGTGTCGATTGCTGTAATTTGGTTAATTCCGTTTTCTCCGTCAATCCATTCTGTTTTTACCCAGTTATTGAATAAGTCTGATTGATACGTTTTTACTCCTAGTCCCTCTTGATTTGATTCATAGCTAAATTTTTCTTGATAATTACCTTGGTTTAATGGTAAGTTATAAGGTGCGTATCCTGTTGCATAATCAATTACGAATGGTGCTGGTGTTGTTGTATAACTTAATATATCCATACGCATTTGGTCAATATTATCTAAATCAAATTGTCTCAATCTTGGCTCAACTGATGGTACAATATCCGCATTATATATATATCCTTTCCATTCATATGTTAAATTTGGTACAAAATTTACACCGTATTTTCTTGGATTTGTACATTTATACGTTGTATTTACATTATCCCACACAACATTCTCAAATATATCTGTAATTTTAACTCTAAATGGATTATTTAATCCAGTTGGTATTTGTATTAATTCAATTTCTATTGTATCTGCATCTGGTATTACTTGATCATTTTGAAATACTATATACATTGTTCCATTATAGCTTATTGATCCAGTTAATGGTGTAGTCATTGGATATTCTGTTAAATTTCCAATATAACCAGGTGTTGTGCCTTCGTCATCATATATTTCACAGCTTATTATTCCATTTTGTAATATATTTTGTTTATTATGAATAACATATCCTTTCCCTATTTGTTTGTCTGCATAGTAATTTTTATATATGTCCCAATATGCTAATAGTGGTATTGCATTGAATTCTCTTGTTAAATATTCTTCTGTATTCGTTGCTGTTGGCGCTCCTAATCCCGAAATTCCTAAGTATTTATATAAGCAACTTGGGTTAATTTGTGAGTTATCTCCTTCTAAGTAACTATCTGCTTTTGTATCTATACTAATTTGTGGTAAGTATATTTCTTGCATTTTCATACCAATGTTCAACATATTCATGTGCAGTTTACCATTGTATAATCTTACTGGGCATTGAAATACGTCTAATTGTACTTTATAGCTACCGAATAGTGGCCCTATTGTTGGTAATGTTTTAATGTCAATATCTAAGTCAATATCGAATGTATCACCTGGTAGTGCTACTTCGTTAATGAACGGTACTAGTGTTCCCGTTGCCATTGTGTTACGCCATGTATAACTTAAGTCATGCGTACTTCTTTCATAGTTTCTTAATTCGACTTTTTGTTTTTTACCACTTCCAAGTCTATCTCCTCCTAATGTTACTTGCATCTTATTTTTCTTTTAATAATTCTTTAATTTGTTCGTTGTCTACTTTAAATTTTTCTACTACTGCCCATATTACTTGTGTCAGTCTATCCCATGTGATTTTTAGTAAATCTTCTCTTAATTCTTCTAAGTTTGAATATTCTTCTGTTAATCTGTGGTTTCCTATTACTCCGTAATATTTGTTTTCTTGTCTCACTATTGTGAACGGACTGTTTTCTATGTTAGTAAATTCATAATTCGAATAACTCTCGTTGGTTGGTTGGTCTACATTCGTTAGTGTATTTGAGTATTCCGTAGTTTTCATTTAATTCAGTTTTTTTTGTTTTGTTTATTATGTAGTATTTTTTTACCGCTACATTTTTCGGTATTAATTCCCCCGTTTCGATATCTACCCACTCTGTTGTAGTATACCATTTTGTGATTTTCATACTTGTGTACCCGCTACGAATCCCACTACTACTTTAATTACTTCTAATAGTAATGCTTTCCAATTAATTTGCGGTTTTCCTTTTGTCATATTTACCTCCTTTCTATTTTTTAATGTTAATATTTGTTTTTGGGTCATATTCTATATGTATATGTGTTTTTTCATCTATAATATCATAATCCCAATCCCGTCTTCCCATTTCTCTGATATATTTTTTTATTCTTATTACTACGAAGATACTTTTATTTAATTTCATATCTTTTGTACGTATATCTATGGCTTCATTTGTGTAGTGTTTTGAGCCTTTCATGTGTTTACTATCGTTTCCGCTTGTTATTGTTACTATATAATCTTTTCCGTTTACGAATTTACATGCTTTTATTACTGCTGGTAATATTTCTTTTACTTTAGGGCTTAATTCTGTTATGTTTACCCCTTTTTTCATTCTAATTCCTTCCATATGTTTGTTTTTATCTGTTACAAATATACAATTATTTTTTAATTTCCAACTAAAAAGAGGGATTTTTTAATTTTTCTTTAAAAAATTTGCTTTTTTGTTGTAGCCTTGCGGCTTTGAGCCCGCATTTTTTATACGTTCTAATGTTTTTATATTTCTACGTTCATTTTGGTACCTTTTTAATTCCCAATTTTTTTCGTTATCTCCGTACCCTAATCTTTTATTTTTAATTTGTGCATATTTTAGAGCTTTTTCGTAGTTTTCTTCCCCATTGCTTATGTCAATTTTTTGACCTAATACATATCTTTCTTGTTTATTTAATTTATCTATCCAAAGTTTTTCTTTTTCTTCTTCTTGGTAGATTTTAT